AGACCGGTAAATTGCTCACACCGACCGTCGCGGCGCCGATCGTGACGCCAGTCACTCAGACTGTTACGCAGAGCATAAGCGTCCTCGGGTTTTACGGCCCGTCGATGATCGAGGATGGGTCCTTTATGGTGTACCTGACCGAGCCGACGCAAGGAGTGACCATCGGACCAGGCTGGACGGTGACGGGTCTGACGGGCATTTCGGGCAACGTGACAATCACCCAGTTTACGTCCAACGTCTACGGTGATGTGGTGATCAACCCCGGACCGCCCTCGATTTCGTTCCCGTACGTCTCCAACGCCGTGGTTGTGTCCGACATGCCAAATGCCATCCAGGCACCGAGTTCGATCATGCGCCTGACGCTCAACCAAATGTCGGCATCGTACGTGCCAAACGTCTTTTCCAATGCAACCACTACGTTCGGTCTTTATGATCCACGGGCGTACGACGCATCAAAGATTCAGGGTGAATTTGCAGACCTTCGTGAGCTCAACTCGAACGTCGCAACGTCTGAGGGTCTGAACGAGCTCAAGACGTTCGTCGAGCGCGGCGCAGGGACTGGTGCTCTCCTGTCCATGGCAGCGGTCGGTGCACAGGAAAAGTACCTCTTTGGTGGTCAGTCGAGGTGGCTTCCCAAGTTTAAGCAGCACACGCAATTTGCAATGACTCAGCGTCTGAGTCTTCCGATCAAACAGACTGGTCGGACGTTCCTCGGGTCGGTCACACAGGTTGATCTCTTTCCGAGACAGATGGGTGATCTCATCGCAAACATGTACGTTCAGTGTACGCTGCCAGCTCTTCCGAGTGGCTACTCGTACAGCGAGCTCGTCGGTCGAGCCCTCTTTAGCAAGATTGAGTTTCTGGTGGATGGCCTACCATACGAAACAATCACGGATGACTGGTACGTCATTCGCGATCAACTGTTTCTGGATGCCGACGAACGTAACGCCATGTACAAGGCGGTCAGTGGTGGTTACGCCGAGGGCACGAACGTTCCAGGAACTACGCCGATTAATCTCATCATTCCGCTCGAATTCTTCTTTTGCAGACGCCATACGCACAGCGACGAGGTGAAGGAGCGACTCGAGAAGCCGTTCTTCCCCATGTGCGCCGTGACGCGCTCGACCATCACTGTCCGGTTCACATTCAACACGACCGCCTGGATCACAAATGCAACGACCGACGTCGACGGCCGAACGATCGATATCGGTGCACCGCGACTCCTCGTCGAGGAGATTGTTCTTTCACCCGAAGAGCGTCTGTACTACCAAAACACCAAGCTTCAGTTCAAGGTGCCGCGCGTTTGGTCTGAGGCGGTTCAGCCGTATCAGAATGGTCTGACGCGGCTCAACCTGACTGCCAACTACCCAGTGACGATGATGGTCTGGTTCGTCCGGAATCAGCTGTACGAAACACAGGCGAACAATTATTACGACTCGCGATATGCCTATGGCTACACGACAAAGTACATTCAGGCGGCGACACCCGTCACCTTCTTTAACCGTGCGAATGTGCGCTACATTGACACGATCGAGTACGCGACGTTGTATCTCAACAACCAGAACGTCCTGTCCAACTTTCCTGGCGGTCTTTATTATTCGTACAAACAGCCGCTCGATCACGGGCTCACCGTCCCGTCAAAGAACCTGTACGTGTACTGCTTCGGCAAGTCGCCCGCCGAATACACCCAAGAGGGTGCGCTCGACTTCAAGACGCTCAACTCACAGACGACCCATCTGGACATCAAGTTCCTGGACACATACACCCCTCAAATTGCGAGTCAGTACCTTTTGCACCTGTACTACTATGGATACGTGACACTCGAGGTGTCGGGCGGCTACGCAACACTTCTTTCGTAGTCATGTACTCGATGATACCGTTAGTGATGCACCAGCGGATGAAATTGAGCTGGGCGACCGTCGTGGTCATGCCGTGAAAATCGATCCGCTCGGTCCGACAAAACGGGTCAAACAGCTTCTTCGAATAGCCATCCAGGCTCGACTTGTACGCGACGTGCACGGTAAACTGGCGCCCGGCCGGTGTCATGTACGTGACGTGTTGGTTCTTGGAATAGTTTGTCACAAACCATTCGAGGTTACGCAGAGAAATGCCGTTGCGGTGACCGAGAATATCTATAAGCTGCTCGCGGTGCTCAGGGACGTCGAAAAAACGGGACAAAGAATCGAGTAAAAGTTCACACTTGCTCATTACACACACTGAGTGAGTCCCTTTTAAACCCTACGAAAAGTTGGCCAGGCACTTGTACCAGTTCCCATCATACGACACGTAGCACTCCTCTGTGGTACCATTGGGGGCGTACGCATACCCATTCACGTGACCCGGTGGGTTCGAACGGTAAATGTACGCGCCGTTATTCAGATACAGACCATTTCCTCGGTACGATGCGCACACCGTGAGAGGACCGTCAGTCAGTCCCTGCTCGACCTGAGGAGTGGCGAGAATCTGCTGTCGAATCTCCTCAGATTCCGTCACATTTGGAGCGGGGACAAGACCCAGGAACTCCGTAGGCTTGGGATCAAGGATATTGACCTTCATTGGTTTGGGTGTACTACGCTCGCTCAAGTCCCGTGTAGACAAAACCTACTTTGCACCGGCAGCCACGAGGAGCATGGTCGACGCGAGGACCAACCCGATGATCATGTACCAGAAGATGAAGTTGTCGCGCCAGTCATCCTCGATAGCACAGCCACACCCCTTCTTCTTGAGGTCCGGGATGTACGTCAGGATCGAACCCACGTTGACCAGCGCTGCGAGGCCGTAGACGGTCGCAAAGCCCAACAGACCCTTCATGAACAGGGGCTTGTTCAACGCGCCCATAATCTGCTGCTTAAAGAACGAGCGGGCCGTCAGCTGCATAACCATGAGTGCAATCACGACAATGTTAAAGTACTTGATATAGTCGCGGCGCCAATCCTGACCGCACTCGCACTTCTTTTCATTCTTCAGAATCCACGAAAGGACGATCGAGCTAAACGCGATGGTGCCGAGAGCACCGACAGCCTGAGACATTTAACAGAAGGTGAGATTTTTGTTACACTCAGCAGAATCGCCAGCGGTGTCCGCACGCGCAGCTGCAAAAGTTGGTCGCCGGCTCATCTGCGCTGCGCGTCTGCATCTGGTAGTAGGTCGTCTTCTTGCCCTTGCATTTGGGGCACGTCAGCAGTCCCTCGTACGCCTCGTCCTCCTTCGCCTTGATCATCTGCTTCTGCATATCCTTCTCGCGGTTCTCGATAAGCCCCTTGGCGTACGGGCCATCTGGCCAGAGGTGCTCGGGACTCATCCCGCCAATGTCAGCCGGGTTCACCGTCTTGGTCTTTACAACCGCTTCGACGAGCGCTGGATTCTTGCTCAGGTTGAAGAGGATAGACATGACGCGCTGCTTGTACCGCCACCGGTACGTGGGATTTTCCCACGAGGCATTCTCCGTGGGGTTGGGTGTGTGCGCGTAAACCCAGTTTTGGATCGAAATCTCCGTATTCTTCACCTTGGCGCTCCCGGGCGGAAGGCCGTAAATCTCGGCAATTTTACCAATGGTGTGAGCGCGCAGAGGCTCCATGGTGAGTCAGGGGTTTGGTGCTTTAAGAGGGCGTAACGATTCAGTGGTGCGTCAATGACCCGTGTAGACACAACCTAGATTTCATGCATTCGGATTTCAGTCCCGGCCGTGCCAATTACGGCCACCGCGACCGTGCCACTCTGGGCGCGGACCCCAATACGGCCCCCCGTGCGCGTAGCCCCACTGGCGCGACGGGCGCCGCTGGTCCCGGCCAAAGATGAGCCATGCGATCAGTGCGATCAGTGCGAGTATGATGACGGTCTGGTTCTCCATATAAAAGGCAGAGACATTTATTCACCAAATGGTTGGCACCGCTGAGATCGAGCCCGATCATGTTCCACCTCCTATGGCAGAGTCGGTGGCTGACGCACCGGATATCGTGTCTGAGAATGACGATACCTCGGTCACGACCGAGGATGTGATGGAGTCTATCATGCCGCGTCGCACGCCTGCGATTCACATCCAGGCGCGCCTGGATCTGCCGGCGTGGTTTGTCGTCCTGGTATCCTATGCGTTTGCGTACGGTCTCGGCTCGTTCACGACGCGCTGCTCACCACGCTATTAAGTCGATCACACGTTTACTCAGAAACGGCCGTACGATGTGCAACGTCAGCGTGACGAACCACGTTGGATGTATGATTTGAATTTTCTCTAGATGTGTAGAGTACTTACCCGTGATGAGACGTGCGAGTCCGATTGCGACATCCACTTCGAGTATATGTTTCATGGAAAACCCCTCTGCATCAAATACCCACGACCACGGTCTTTGGTGCTCAGACAAGACGCCATCGTAGTGCTGTAAGATGCCGTCTTTGTCCCAATATTTTGTCGCTTCAGCCGGTTTGGTGTAGAAAACACCTGGTGAAATCTGCCTGAATGAATGACTCGTAGGGTCCCGAGCACAGACTGGACACTCGTACATTTTATATGATAGTAACATGGCGGAAATTGTAAGACTCACGACGCAGGCGAGTATTATCATACAGGCACTTTCGACTGTATTCGGTGTCAAAGGTATTCTCACGCAAGTTCCCGCCTCGAAGCAAATACTGGTGAATGTTCTGAAACTTGAGATGCTCGTCACGTCGATTCAACTTGCATTCTATATCAAGTTGTACAAATCATTTAACTTGGCAACCATGGCAACCAAGCGTTATTCGGACTGGTTTATAACAACACCGCTTATGCTAACTAGTATGGCTGTCTATTACGTATACGAAAGCGGTAAACCGTTTACGATCGAAAAGTATAGAAAACCCCTTGTTCAGATGTTTATTGCGAATTTCGTCATGTTACTTGTAGGGTTTCTGGCCGAGAAGGGTCTGATGGATCGGGTTGCCGCACTCGGGATCGGGTTTGCCGCGTTTGGATTTGTATTTAAAAAATTGTACGACGAATTCAGAACAGACGAGTCCGATAAGCTCTACAAGTTGCTAACGAGTGTATGGGCTCTTTATGGCGTAGCCTTTATCTTACCCGACGTCCAGAAAAATATCATGTACAACTGCCTGGATTTGATATCGAAAAACTTCTTCGCATTTTTCTTGTACAGGAAGATTTCACATTAGGACTGGACTTTCGGTGTCACGGTCAATCCGACTCTGTGCATTTCTAACGGCGCCGACGACGCTTTGAGCGACGACGTTATCGACACACACATCTTGGCCAAACTTTACGGACCATACACCATTTGACGTTTCGGTCGCCCATGGGTCTTCTTCGTGAGCTGACCCGAGCGCTTTAATCGCGGCATCGTACGTGCGTGCAATCACGACCGTACCATTCCGGAAATGAAAATATCCGCCATGTGATTTTTGTGCCAGCCGCGGTGCGCACCACATGCTACACAGTCGGTTCATCTCGTCTTGCGTGTAATACC